GCCGGCCTGGATGACGCCAGCCTCAACGATGACGCCTTGGGCGCCGAAGGCCTCGAGGCGGACTTCGACGACGCCGACCTGGAAAACGACGCCGATCCGATCCCGGCGGAAGATGAGGATCCCGAACGCTATGCCAATATGGGCGCCGCCACCGCGGGCGCTCCGCTTGCCAACCTTATGAACAAAGCAGCTCCCGTCGGCCCGAACAAGTTTCAGAAACAGCGCGACGAATGGAAGCTGCGCTACCAGAAGGAAAAGGCCGGCCGCGAACAGGCGATCGCCGAGCGCGACCGCTACAAGAAGGAGCGCGACGAAGCGCTCAAGGCGCAGCGCTATGCGAAACGCCTCGCCGACGCGATCAACCTGCGCAACGAAGGCTACACGCTCGAGCCGGAAGAAGAAGTCGGCGATTTTCTGCACCTGAGCGATGCACAGTGGGATAGCCACGTTGCCCACGCTCGCGTCCGCTATCAGAAGGTGCCGCTGGGCACGGTCGCCATTCCGCGCGATGAAGCGATGGAATACGCCGCTCGCGAACAGCGCGCCCGCTTCGCCGAGAAGGCGGAAAAGGTCGCCACGCGCTACCAGAAGACGCCGGGCAAGAAGCATATCACTTACGCCCACGTCCTCAAGCACATCATCGCCAACAAAGGCCAGCTCAACGAAGAGCTGCTGGCGCAAGAAGTCGCCTAGCGGCTCGTCGCCAACCACCATTCACTGTTTCGGGTATCGCACACATCGAGCCTGCTTTTGTTCCGCCTCGCGGCGGATGAAGGCGGGCTTTTTTCGTTTTGGAAGTGACTCATGGCAAAAGAAGGTTTGCTCGTAAAGGCCGGCGGCGACATCAACCCGAGCCGTTTCGTGACCGGCAACGGTTCGTATACGGTCGTGGAAGCGAACGCCGCCGATCAGAAGATCGTCGGCATTTCGCAAGAGGGAACGAAAGTCGCGCCGCAAACGGGCGCTTCGACGCTGGCCGCCGAAGACGGCGATCAGCTCCGCATCTTCACCGCCGGCGACATTTGCCTTTTGGAAATGGACGCCAGCGGATGCACGGCCTGGGACTACCTCAAGCCGGACAACGACGGTAAGGGCGACGTCGCCAGCTCGGGCGATCCGGTCGCGGCGCTGGCGCTGGAAACCGTCTCTGGCGGCGAAAAGGCGCACGTCATCGTCCTGCCGCCGTTCGATATGGGCTAAGCGGCCCCGCGCCGCTGACAACTTCTTCCTGGGTATTGAACAAATCAAGCCCGTCGCCAAGCGCGCTGCCTGTCCGGCAACCGCGCACGCAACGGGCTTGGCGACGGGCGCTCCTCTTCTCTCTAAGGAACGCTTCGCGTGCCCGCTTTTCCTTCGCAATACAACACCTACCTGCCTTCGACGGAAGCGACGAAGCACCTGGTCGTCGACTATTCGCGGAATCCGAATTCGTTCGCGCTGCCGAGCTGGGCGCAGTACGTGAAGGTTTCCAAGAACGTCGGCCGTTACATTGAAATGACGGTCGAAATGGCCGGCCGGCTGTTGTCGACCGACGGCGCCGATCTGATGTGGGCCGACGGCGCCGATGAACCGGCGGGCAACGGCAACGTCGAGTCGTTCGACTTCAAGCCTTACCTGACGCAGCGTTTCACGTCGGCGTACAGCCTGGGCGATCTCTCCGTCGAGCAAGCCGAGTGGGACATTCTCGCGCAGCACGCCCGGATCCACGCACAGCGGATGATGACCTTCCGCACGCAGAAGGCGGTGACGCTGATTCAAACCAGCGGCAACTGGCCCTCGGGCAACACTAGCGCCGTCAGCTCGATTTCCGGCGTGACCGGCAAGCACGACGTTTCCACCACCGCCCGCCGCGACATCAAGCGCTCGCTCGATTACGGCGCCGACGTGATTCGCAAGGCCACGCTCGGCGCGGTCAAGCCAGAGGACTTGATCTTCCTCGTCTCGCCGGGCTATGCTCGCAAAATCGCCAACTCGCAAGAGATTGTCGATTACATCAAGGGCTCGCCGGCGGCCGAGAAGGACGTCAAAGAGGGCCTCGGCCCCAACTCGCAATACGGGCTTCCCACTACGCTGTATTCCTACCCCATCCGGGTGGAAGACGCAGTCAAAGTGACTTCCCGCAAGGGCGCGACGAAAGCGACGTCGTACATCATGAGCGATAGCTCGCCGGTCTTGCTGTCGCGCGTCGGCGGCCTCGAAGGCGTCGAAGGCTCGCCGAGCTTCTCGACCGTCACCGTCTTCCTGAAGGAAGAAATGACCGTCGAAAGCAAGCACGATCGCGACAATCGCCGCCACAAAGCGCGCGTCGTCGATGACTTCGACGTCAGACTCACTTCCGGAATTTCGGGTTTTCTCTTTACGTCGGCTTGTGACTGAAATTCAGTCAGAGACAAGTTGAAGCAAAGGAGAAAAGTCGTTGTCAAGAATGTGACGCGGGTAGATTTCTATCAACTTGGCGCCGCACTCCTGATAGCGACTGCACTTCAGCGATTTCGTCTGCTCGTATTTTGTGGAGTTCGTGACGCCCCACACTTCAATGTAGGTGTCGCCCACAAGAAAATCGCCTCGGTGATTCGACTTCCAAGGAACCTTCGGTTCTGTTCGATGAAGAATGCCGTGGCTGTAAAGCCAGTTGCAGACAGCTCGCTCTAGCCCTGAACGAACAACGTGATTGTCGTCGCATTTCAGGCGCCTTCCCCAGCCCTCGTAGCGATTGCGAATGCCTTTCTGTTTTAGGCGCGAACTGACTATCCGGTCTGTGGACCCTAAAGCGCGAGAGATTTCCTGAACTGTCATTCCTGAGTCATAGAGTCGAACGATTTCATCGACTGGCACTTCGATCCAGTTTGGATTGTCGGGGCCGTGAAAACCGGCGAATTCATGCGAGTAGGCGGATCGAGGTTTGGTCGCCGCGCCCATCGCGTGAAGTCGATAGATGATGCCCGCCGGCGAAACGCCGTATCGTTCAGCAAGAACGAAGCTGCTGTCGCCGGCAAGATACTCGGCAAGAATCTGCTGATCGTCCAACTTGTCGCTCTTCGGGCGGCCAGTTGGAAGGCCGGAGCAATTCCTGTCTCGATAGCGGGATGCAGTCGCTAGGTGAAGGGCGTGACCTCGCTCGCTTTGGGCGTAGCGTTTCCTGCGTTCCTTCACTTCCGGCCGACGTTCGTATTCGAGTCGTTTCGCCTTTCCCTCGGGTGACTGCCGATAAGCCTTGCCTCGCTCATTCTCGCGCTGGCGAACGCCGTCCTTCAACCGATGGCGCCGCTGGGCAATCCGGGCTTGCTGGCGATTGTATTCCTCGACGGTCGAGCCGAGCTCGGCCGCGACGCTGACCTTTGACCGCTTCGGCTTCACGCCGAGACGCCGATTCCGTTCCGTTTCATAGATTCGCTTGCACGGTCGGCAAAAAGAGAACACGCCCGACTTGGCGCGTCGAGACGGCGGGAAATCGCCGATCGGCTTGGTTTGTCCGCATCGCGGACAGAGTTTTGTAATCGGCTTGTCCCTGTGACAAGCGGCGCATTGCGCGGTAGGCTCTGAGACAGCCATGATTCGCCCTTTCTTCGGAAGGGTGGTTGTGGTGAGAGCCGCCAGTGGTGCGTCAACACCTTGGCGGCTCGCTTCATTTTAGCGGCCGTGCAGCAAAAGCAAGTTTTCGCATGGCCGCTTTCGCCACTTCCGCCGATATGCTCGCGCGCTACGACGCGCGATCGCTCGGCGACTTGTGCAGCGACAACGGCGAACCGGTGACGGCGGCGCAGCTTGCCGCCAACTCGAAGATGACGACGGCGCTCGCCGACGCGACGGGGCAAATGCTGGCGGCCTGCCTTCGCGGCGGCCGCTACACGGCGGCCGACCTGGCCGGCCTGACCGACGAATCGCTGAGCTACCGCAACCGCATCTGCTGCGTGCTGGCGTTCTGGAACCTATGGGACCGGAAACCTTACACGAGCGACGAAGCGCGGAAGGCGGCGAAAGAGGAAGCGAAGGAAATGCTCGAAATGCTCCGCACAGGCGAGCAGATCTTCGACGTCGCCGCCACGATCGCCGCCAGCATCCCCGACGTCGACACCGTAACCAACGTCGAAATCGCCACCTGGAATCTACTGCCCGATCAATGCCGGCATGGCCGGTATTACCCGCGGCGGCGCACGTTCAACAACCGCTAAGGCGGCTCAAGGGGCGCGGCGGCTACGCGCAGTCAGCGGGATCATGCGGCCGCTGATGGGCGCCGCCGCGACCCTTGGCCGCTTCTCTCCTTCCGACTTCTGACGTTTTTTTCTTATGGCCATCGAACACGTCGTTTCCGGCCCGGTCATCGTCACCTTCGACGCGGTGCCGCTCGGCTACTCCCGCGACGGAGTGCGCGTCGAGATTGCGCCGCGCTGGCTGGACGTGCATAGCGACGACTTCGGCGGCGAAGCGGGCGCGCCGAGCGATTCGCAGTTGATGGGTGCGATGGCCACGATCACCGCCGAGTTGACGAAGTTCGACGCGGCGCTCGTCGCCGCTTTAACGAGCTTCGAAGAATCGGGCACGGCCGGCACGCTGCCGACGCTCGGTTCGTTCGTCCGGCAAAGTCAGCTTGCCGCGACGCTCCTGCTGAACGGCTCGATTCAAGACTGGACCTTCGCCACCGCCTTTTTGCGGCGGCCGATGGACTTCAACGCCGGCATGCGCTACCAAACGTGGACGATGGGCTGGGAAGCCTGGATCGACGCTGCGGCGACGCGCGTCTTGCTGGCGCTGGCGTAACTGTTTTGTTCCTCTTCTCACCGATCACCGCATGATCTTTTCCTTTCTTTCGCGCCTCTTCCGGCGCGGCGGTCACACCGAGCGCCAGCGCGCAATCTTTTCGTTTTGGGACGGCGCGCGCCTGAAGCGCGTCGATCCGCTCGTCGTGCATCGCGCGATGTGGTCCCACCCGACGTGCCGTATCGAAGCAGACTTCAAGGCGGCCGACAACGGCGACAACGAAGCGTTCGATCGGATCATCGCCATGACGCGCGAAATCTTTGGCGTCTCGGCGTGGAGCGAAGAGACTGAGGGCCTGACGATCGGCGAAACGCGGGCGCTGCTGCTCGAGTTTCTCGCCTATGTCGATGTCAAAAAAAAAGCGCCCGAGAGCTTGCCGCCTGCGTCGCCACCTTCGGCCTCGGAATCATCCCCGGCGGAATCGAGCGACTCGATTACGGAACCCGCGTCGGACTCATTTTCAACCAAGACTCTATTGAACGGCGCCGAGCTTACTATCAGCTCGAAGCGTTCGCGCAAGCCTTGGGAGGTGGAGCTCTTGGAAAAGAGTGGTTTGACGCCCTAGCGCTCTCCGACGAAGAAGCCGAAGCGCAGCACAAGCGCGCCTCGCTCAATTACGCGCTGCGCAGCGGCGGGCGATAGCGTGCTTTCCTGCCGCCTCCGCTCTGACTTCTGGCCTCTGACCTTTCCTTCCCTTGCCTCTTCCCGCACTTGCCGCCGCGCTCGCACGCGTCGCCGGGCCCGTTATCGCCCGCGCGGGGCCCGCTCTCTCACGCGCTCTTGGTTCGGGCGGATCGGCCGCCAGCCAAGCGGCGGCGAAGGCGGGCACGAGCGCCACGGCGAAGGCCGGCGCACAAGGCGCCACGCGCGGCTCTCTCTCGCAATCGCTCGCGTCCGGCACTCGCCAAGCCTCGTCCACGGCCGGCGTCGTCAATCCTGCCGGCAAAGCGGCCGCACAGAAGCCGGCCACCTTCGCGCAAGCGCTAGAGATTGTCCAGTCGTTTACCGGCGGCGGTTCATCGCCCCAAGCCTCGTCCACGGCCGGCGTCGTCAATCCTGCCGGCAATAGTGGCTCGTCGGCGGCGGGCGGATCGCCTGGCGGCCCCTCGCCCGCGCCTTCTCCCGGATCGCCGCCTGGGCCTGGCCCTTCGCCTGGCGGCGGCGGCGCGCCTCCTGGTCCTGGCGGTTCTGGCGGTGGCGGCAATCCGCCCCCTGGTCCTGGTCCTGGCCCGGCGCCTGGCCCTTCGCCTGGCGGCGGCGGCTTCAATTTTGGCTCGCTCGGCAACTGGCTGGTCAACAACGGACCGCACGCGGCCCGGATCGCGCAGCACGCGATCGGGATCGGCGGTCAGCTCGGCCAGCACGCCGTCAACGCGGTGGCGGGGCCGGCCGAACAGCGCGTTTTCGGGGAAGCGACCGACGCCCTCGAGCGGATCGCCCGCGCCGACTTCCGCGTGCTGCTCGAAATGCCGGCGAATATGCGCCGCTGGGCGGAAGCCCTGCTCGACGGCCGTCGCGAGCTGATCCGCTTCAACTCGACGATGGCGGCGACGTTCGCCCGGGCCGAAGCGCGACGCCTCGAGCGGAACATCGATAGCGGCCGCCGCACGGCCGGCACGACGGAAAACCTTTCCGACGCGCTCGAAGATCTGAAGGACACGATCCAGCCGTACGGCGACGCCACGACGAACGCGCTGCAGGCGATTCTGGCGTCTTTGGTGCGCACCACCGACAACACCCTGAAAATCGCCCAAGTCGCCAGCCCGGCGCTCGTCGTCGTCCAGTACATCGCCAAGAAAATCAACGAATGGTCGGAAAAGGGCGGGGTCGGCGACGGCTTCGACGCCTTCCTGATGGATGTCGATTCGCGGCGCCGGCCCGTCGGCGGCGATGTTCCGCTTCGTGAACGGCTGCGGATGGCCCGCGCCGCCGCGGCGCCGAGACGGAGACGCTCCTAGTGGCCACAAACATTACTTACAACGGCGTCACGATTCGCGACGTACTCACTGAGGACGTCGATTACACGAACGAGAACGACAAGACGGGCGTCGATCCCATCTTCACCCGCGTTCGCCTCTCGTTCCATTGCGTCTTGCACGATCTGCCGCAAGCGACGCTTGGCGTTTCGCACGGATCCAACATCGCCGCCAACCTGAATAGCCTGGTGCGGAAGCTGATGCTGCCGCGCCAGCGGTTCACGATGACGATCGGCGGCCGAACGCTCTTCGACGTCCAGCCGGCGCACTCGAAGCTGGAAGGACCGCTCAATGGCCGCGACGTGAACAACGGACCGAAGCCGAGCGTGAAGGTGCTGAAGATTCTCGGCGACCGAACGGCGCGGATCCGCTTCTCGATCGAGCTGGCGATTCCCAATTGCGGAAGCGCCGGCGCGGGCTATCTCAACCTTCGCTACTGGATCGCCGACGACATCGACGGCAATTGGCGCACAACGCGCATTTACCGCGGCCGGCTGCGCGTGGCCAGTAAAGCCGTCACGCCGCACGCCTTCCGAAACGTCGTCATGCCAAGCCTGGTCGCCGGTTTCCGCCGCGACGCGATCAGCCTCCGCGAAAGCGACGATGGCCTCGAGCTGGACTTCGAAATCCGCGACATTGAGCAATACGCCTCGGCGCCGTTCCCCGCCACGAAATGGCGCGGCAATCATATGGTCGTTTCGCCGTACGACGGCTCGGCGCTTTGCGAAAGCGAACTGCGCGTCGAGCTGGAAGGGCCAAACAGCGTTCACAAGACGCGCTTGGTTGCGCTCGCCGCCAGCATCATCAACAAGAAGCTCCACTACCTGGAACGGCGTGCCTCGATCATGCCGATCTACATCGCTTTCAACGAAGACCTGGCGGAAAACAAAGTCGACGCCGTCGCGCGGATCCGGCATATCGGCGAATATTGGGCCTATGCCGTCGAGCTTGGCAACCTCGGCAACTTCCTGCCGCCCGACGTCAACGCGGCGACGGGGCCTGGCGGGCAGTTCATCTACTACGATCCCTACCGCTCGCCGACGCCCGTTCCGACTGCCAGCCTGGCGGGGATCTTCCTCTCGTTCGTACAAACGCCCTGCGCTCCGGCGCAGATGCCGCAAGTGCAAACCGGCCAGCTCCAACATCCGTCGTACGGCGGGCAGGCGCTAGGGCCGGCGATCAGCATCACCTACGGGCCGCTGCCGGCCTGGCAACCGAATATCAGCCAATCGCACAAGAAGGCGGCCTACGCGACTTACCGCGCGCAGTCGCAGATCGAAGTTACCGGCGGACAGCTCGCGTTGCCGGTGGCGCGGCAAGCCGCCGCCAAGCTGCAAGACACGGTGGCGCTTGTAACGCTCCATCCGGGCGTTGCGCGGCGCACGGTGATTATCGACGCCGAGCGGATCGCCGAATGGCCGCAACTGCCGAAGCCGATCGACTTCAGCGATGAAAACGGGATCAAGCATACGGTGCTCGATCACGACGTCGAACCGGAAGCGCCGCCGCTGGCCGGCGACGTGCGAACGAACATCTTCAAGGCGAGCATGACGATCATCTATGCGATGAGCCGGCCGCCGCGGGCGGGCGAATCGCTGCCGGTCGGCAACCTGCCGTATCGCACGCCCGAGGGCGGCGCCTCGCCGACCAACAAGATTCCTTACCCGTACTTTGAGGATCCCAAGGGTCTAATCGCCAGTTAAGAATCGGCGCCGACCATCGTCCATGTAAAGACTTCGCCGCTCTTGGGATGCAGATAAAAATCGTACGTTTTCGCGCCCTGCCACCGCCAGCGCAGCGTCGCGCGCACGACGACGACTTTCGTCCCGGGCGCTACTCCCTTGCTCGACAACAGTTCGGGGCGATAGTCGGGAATTACCGATCGCACGCCCTCGAAGCGAATATCGTCGGTCGGCCCGACATACATGCCGTTATGGGCGGCGATGTACTCGAGCACTTCCCGTTTCGCTGCGGCATGACCGCCGCCGCCGCCACCGCCGGCCAGCGCGAGCATGGCGACGAGCGCCACGCACGCCACGCCGCCGCCGGCGATCACTGGCGGCTTGGCGTACCACGGCTTGACGGGCGCTCGCCGAACGCCTGGCTTGGCGGGAATGAACGCGGGCGGCGGTTGGGTGGTGGTCATGGCTCTGTGCTTCGAAGGGGCGAGACAAGCGCGAAAAGCAAATACCGATCCCTCCACTCTACGCGCCGGCGCGGGGCGACTCCAATCTGCGCGGGCGTTCAGATATGGGCAAAGTCAACACTAAGACGGCTGGCGGTTGTCTGATCCGACGCCGCGGCGAACAATAAAACATCCCACCGCGGCGCCTGCTCGGCGCGGCTGCTCTTCTCTCGTCTCTCGCGATTCATGACGCTCGCCTTCTCCACGTTCTTTGCGCGCGCCGGCAAAGCCTTCCATGCGGTAAACACGCTGTTTACCGCCGAAGGAACGACGGTCGAAGACGAAGTCGAAGATTACGTCGATAACTTCGCCACGCCAATAGAGCAAAATCAAGCGGCGGCCAACGTCTATCCGGCGCTTGTCGCCTGGCAGGCGGGCGGCTCGTCGCTGGTGACGGCGCTCTCGTTAAGCGTGCAAAGCTACCTCCGCGAGCTGGTCAAGGCCGACAATCCCCAGCCGAGCGACGACGCCTTAACGTCGGTCCGCGAGCTGATCCGGCAAATGCTCGCCAATAGCGAAAGCGTCGACGCCTCCACCGTCGCCGCCAGCGTGGCCTACGGCGGAAGCAACGTCGGCACGGGCGCGGTCGTCGCCAGCGTGAAGCGCGCCGACGGGAAAACAAACGAACATTGCCTGGCGGAAACGATCGAGTGCGAAATCCTCGATACCGAAGCGCTCGCCTTCAGCGCGCTCGGCGAAACGCCGGCCGACATCAACTCGCACCTGTGGCCTGACGGCTCGGGCGCGAGCGCCAGCTTGACGATCGTCGATTCGGCCAGCGGAACGAACCTCGTCACCAACGGCGGCTTCGAAGATGAGGACGAGAACCTCGAGCATCTGCCCGAAGGGTGGATCGTGTCGGTCGGCACGCTCGGCACGACGCTGAAGCTCTCCGACGTCGAAATCCAAACGGTCGCGATCAGCGGCACGCCGACCGCCGGCTACTACCTGCTGCACTTCACGAATAGCGCCGGCAAGGTGCAAACGACTTTGCCGCTGGCCTTCGACGCCACCGCCGGTGACGTGCAAGCGGCGCTCCGCGAGCTGATCGGCCTGGAAGAAGTCGAAGTCAGCGCCAGCGGCACAAGCCCCAATCTGACGCATACGATCACCTTCGTTGGCGTCACCAATCCGGGCCAGCTCACGAGCACTAGCGGCCTAACTGGCGGCACGCCGGCGATCGCGCACAACACGACGACGGCCGCCAGCGCTAACGTCATGCGCGGCGCCCGCTCGCTCGAGCTGGACAGTGACGGATCGCAGCTTACGACGATTCAGCGGCCGGTGGCGGTCGCCGCGCAAACGCAATACGGCGTCTGCGTCTGGATGAAAACCGATTCGGCGCCGGCCGCGGGCGTGATTACGATCGACCTGGTCGATGGGATCGGCGGCTCGGTCATCGCCGACGACGAAGGAACGAACAATTCGTTTACGGTCGATTGCACGGCGCTTACCACGAGCTTTGTCGCCAAGACGGGATCGTTCCGCCTGCCGGCGAACCTGCCGCCGATCGTGCTCTTGCGGATCCGGATCACAACGGCGATCAGCAACACAAGCTCGGTCTTCCTCGATGAAGCCTGCCTGGCGCCGATGGCGTCTCTGTACATCGGCGGGCCGAGCGCCGCCGCCTTTCAAGGGCCGGTGACGTTCGAGAAGGGCGACCGGGCGACGATCACGATCACCAACGATCGGGCCGGCGCTTTGCACGAGCACATGAACCGCGTTTTCTCTTTGCGGGAAAACGATCTGCTTTTGCCGACCGATAGCGGCGGAAGCGAAACGCAAGCCGATAGTTTGATCGGCTAGGCTCTTCACTCCTTACTCTTCACCCACCACTCGACTCATGGGCCTTGTAGGTCAACTGATCGGTCGCGCTCGCGACGTCTCGAAGGAAATCGCCGAGGCGCATGCCGCCGGTCGGCTCTCGAAGAAGGACGTCGCCGCCGTCATGCACGGCGTCGCCGAGGCCTTCGACGAAAACCGCGATCTGTTTCTCGAAGCGGTCCGGGCCGCGGGGGCGGAAGTCACTTCAGCCTATCCGCCGGCCGATCCGCCAGCCGCCGAAGCGCCCGCGGAAGAACCGCCGGCCGATCCTCCCGCGGAAGCCGATAGCGCGCCCGCCGACCCGCCAGCCGCCGAGTAATTCGCCGGCTGTCGCCGCTTTTCTAGCCACTCGTCACTTTTCACTCATGGTTCGTTATGTCCATCATCGTTGAACACGGCTTTGATATTTCCGGCTTGCTCAAGGATCGCCCGAAAGCGCCGGTCGTCGGCACGCGCTACTTTCCGACCGATGTCGGCGACCAGTTTGTCTACAACGGCGCCTTCTGGCAACCGCAACGCTCGCTCTCGCGGCGCACCAGCCGCTTGTGGATCGCTGGCGAACGCGGCAAGCCGTCGCTGAATGCCGACATTCAGAACGCCGCCGAGTCAACGCGAATGATCGCCGACCCGGACTTCGAAGTCTTGGGTACGAACATGACTTCGGCGCTCTCAACCTTCAACGCCGAAGGCGGGATCAACCTCACCACCGCCGGCGCCGACAACGATCAAGCGATCTTGCTGCCACACCTGGACGCCAACCAATCGTCGTGGACGAGCTGGACGTGGGGCTCGGATAAGGCTTCCTACTGGATGCTTCGATTCAAAACGGGCGCCTCGATCGCCGCGGCGATCATTTGGGCCGGGCTGAAGCTCACCAACACGCCGACCACCGCCACCGACAACGATCAAGCCTTCTTCCGCTATCAGAACGGCGTCAACAGCGGACGGTTTCAGGCGATCTACTCGATCGATGGAACCGACTCGGCGAACGACTCCGGCGTGACGGTCGCCGCGGCGACCGAATACGTCTTGGAAGTCGCGATCGACGCCAGCCGCATTGCGCGGTTCTTCATCAACAACACGCTCGTTCTCACCAGCACCGCGCTCAAGGATGCGACCGACTTTATCCCGTACCTGGGCGTGCAAGCCTCCGGAGCCGCCGGCGCGAAGGCAGTCACCGTCTACGGCCAGTACATCAGCCGGACTTCCGGCTAGTCGGCTGCTGTCTGACGCGCTGTCCTTCGACCTCTGACCTCTGGCTTCCGCATGGCTCGCACCAACGCCGATCCCGAGCTGATCCTCGAGCGGATCGCCGCTCGGCTGATCGATCAGCTCGAAGGCGTCTCGGCCGCGAATTGCTTCGCGGTCCTGGCGCCGACGCGCGACGCCGTGCCGAACGCCGCCGACTTCATTTACCACGTCTCGCTCGTTTCGGGGCAATTCGACTCCGGGGCCTTCGATGGCGGCGGGAATGAGCAAGCGACGGTTCACGCGCAGCTTGCGGTGACGATTTGGAGCACGCGCGACCTCGATCAAGTCGGCCGCGATCGGAAGTTCCTCGTCGACCCGGGGCTGGGGCTGTTGCCGAAGGCGAAGAAGGTGTTGCTGGCGCTCTCTGGCCATGACCTGGAAGATGAAAGCGGCAACGAGCTGCTCGATCAGCCATTTTTCCCCGCCGACTTCCATATTGAACGCCTCGAGCGAAACCTCGGCTCGATTCAAATCGGCTTCTCGATCGTCTTCGATTGGGATCTGTAGGCCGCTCTGCCGGCCATTTTCCATTCTCCGTTTTCACTTCTCCATTCGGCCCCTGGCCGCTGATTTCATGGCTTCTCGCTCCATCGTCCCGCGATTGTTCGCCTGGTCGGCCTTGCTCTTGCTTGGCTTGCCGCTGCTGGCCGTCCAGTCGTGCTCTTACGCCGCGAATCCGCCGGCGCCCGTTCAGCAACTCTCGACGGCGACGAACTCGACGCCGGCGCCGCTGTCCGAGGCGCAAGTCGAAAGGACTTGCCGCGAAATCCGCGAAGCGTTCGAAAAGGGCGGGCCGCTGGTCAGTTGTTGGAACGTGCAAGCCGGCTGGAACCTGACGCAGCAAGTGGCGTGGATCAAGGCCGGCAACCATTATTTCCCGACGATCTACGTTCCGATCATCACACAGAACGCCAATAACCCGCTCCGCTGGGAGCGGTATCTCGAAGAGCACCGCGACGCCCTCGAGTTTATCCGTCAGCATCGGCTACCGATCACCTGCCGCTGGCACAACTGGGGAAGCGACTTTACCGAAGTCGCTCCCGAAAATCGCGGCCCGTTCGAAGAATCGCCGCTGATTCATCGCCTTCGTGAAGATGGCTCGCTCGACTCGATTCCCGTTATCGACCCGCTCGGCCCGCTCAAGCCGTGGAGCGACGAAGGGAAGGCCATCGCCACTTCGCATTTTCTCAATGCCCTGGCCGCCTTCTATCCCGACTGCCCGCGTCTCTACTGGCTGGAAAACAACGAAGCGAGCGTCGGCGAAGTGGGCACTTACACCGCGCCGACCAGCGAACGCGACGAGTGGCGGTTTCCTTTGCGAGTGTGGAAAGACAACCTGCCCGCTATCTCGCTTCGCATGGCCGATCATGCCGCCGCCCACCCCGACGCGAATCAGCTCGAAGTGACGATCCATCGGGCGATGCGGGAAAAGTACGAAGCGCTCACGACCGCGCTCTTGGAGCACGCGCCAGCACAATGGCGCGGCCGGATTTACAGCGGCGGCTATGCCGGCATGAACCCGGCCGCCGGCCTCAATCGTCAGCCTTTCGATCACCGCCGCCCTCAAGAAGACTTCGCGCATAGCCCTTTCTCGCCCGCAATTTGGCAGTTCACCGAGCCGAGCGACCGCGTCTATGACGACGGCTCGGGCAGTCCGTGGAACTGGCACGACTGGCTGCGCTCGCCGCATGCGCTCAACCACAATAACGGCCCGCTCACCCGCTACCTTGCCGCCACACGGCCGCTCTGGCATGAGGATCGATCGTTTTGGCTTTCGCCGACGCGCGGCCGCGCCGCCGCCAAGCCCGATGAAGACGGCAACCCCGAGCACGGCGGCTACGTGCTTCCCGATCGCCTCTTCGGCTTCGCGCGCGTCTGTCTCTGGTCCGATCGACCGAAGGGCCGCGCGACGAATCTTCGCTGGTTCGCTTCTAGCAGAAAGCAGCTCGGCGACGAGTGGTATGCGAGCGATAAAGACCCGCCCGAGGTGCGCGGCCTCACCGAATACGATTACTTCGCCCGCGTCCAGCAAGCGGTCGACGAAGTGTGGAGCGATCCGCGCTTGCTGCGCTTTTGGCGCGAGTCTGACCCGGTAATCAACCCCGATCCGGCCCTATGCGACTGGCGACTGCCCGACTCGATCGACGGCCATTCCGTCATCGACGATCGCTCGCGCGTCCTCTATACCGACGCCGATCCGCCGCGCTTCGATGCGACCGGGAAGGACCTCTGGCGCGAGAGCGACGGCCGGATGGAGCTCAAGGTTTTCTCGCAAGGCTACAAGCTCGGCGAGAGCTATTTGCTCATCGCCTACAGCCCGCGCGAGCTTCGCGAAAACGTCACGGTGCAAGTTCCCGGCCTCGGCCCTGTCACAATTCCGCTTGTCGGCCCCGAGGGTGTCTTTCACTTTGCTGGCGCTGAGCTTCCCGAGCCCCACCCCGATCCCATCCCCGACCCGCTTCCCCCGCCGACCGATCGCACCCAGCGCGCCGCCGCCTTGCTGCGCGAAGCGCTGGAGCTTCTCGAAGCAGACTAGGTACATGGCAGAACTACTCCTAAAAACCGACCCAGGCAGCGGCTACGAAGCCGGCGACATTCTCTGTGCGTTCAACGCGCGGCGGATTCGCTGTTGTCATGCCGAGCAAATCTGCCATTACCGCAAGGCGAACCGCAACGGCAGCGGCTTGATCGTAGCCTCGGAAGTTGCCCGCGATTGGTACGAAGCGACTCATCAATATCGCTTTGAGCGGGTGTCGGCGACGGAGATTGAGCGAGTCACGATTGCCACTGGCGACCGTGAGCGATTGAGCGACAAGCCCAACGAGAAGGGTGAAGCAATCGACGTTCGGCTTTATATCGCTCGCCGAAAGCGACAAACGTTCTGCCCGCTGTTCGGTGAAGACGGACAAGAGTTCTGGTACGGCGGTCGGATCGACACCAGCAATACTAAGCTCACGCTCGTTTGGAACGCGATCCAAACCAAGACGCCGCTTCGAGAAACCAACTTCCAACGCTGGCCGATGGGCACGCAAGAGCTTCGCTCGCATCTGGCAATTCGCGTCAATGAGTTCGACGACGCGGAAGCGGAAACGCTCGTTTCGTCTGAGGTTGATGATAGCAACCCCGATGAGCCAGTCGTCGTTCAAAAACGCCGTCATCGCATTGACTGGGAAACACGGCTCTCGCTCACCGCTGCACAACGCCAGCAAGTGAGAGACAAGAGCCAATCGTTCGATTTACGCGAAGTTCGGCAATATACCCGCACTTCGATTGTCACCGTCAAAGCATCAAGGATTCAAAGGGGCTAGTTATGCTAATTTGGGTTTGGACTCGGAATGACCAATCGGGAATTCTCGATGGAGAGTTTCGCGATGGCGACATTGACCACGCGAAGCCCGATAGCTTCGAGCCGTCAATTGGCTCGCAAGAAAAACTGTCCTGGCTCATCGTCAAAGTCCCCGATCCGCCGAACATGATGGCGTTCATCAACGCTCTGGAAATTCCCGAATACGCTCCAGGCCCCGAATTGGATGACGGCCCGCCCGTTCGTCGCCGTCGCGTCTATCGCCTCCCGTGGCGCAACAAGCTGAGCGCCGCCGAAGTCGCGATCAAAGAAGCGGCGACAAGCAATCTGCCGGAAGGCGCTACCAGCGGCGGCGGAACCGTCGTCAACGGCGTCGTTTCTGGGTTGTTCAGCGTTTCCGATTTCGTTCGCAAATGACACGTGCCTTTTTTCAAGTTCACAGTCACCGACACGTTAGAGCGCATCCTTCAAGGCGTCGAAGAGTTGCTTCGCGTTGCAGGTCGCTTGCCGGGACAACCAGCTAATTTACCTGCCGTGCCTACGATCACCAAAAGCATCGGGACCAGCAGCCGCGACTATTCGACGATCACCGCTTGGGAGGCTGATCTGGATAATGGCGCTGTGTACGCCTCTGGCGACACCGCCCTGGGCGAGTGCTACGACGATTCAGCGTTCGATGAAACGCTGGCGATCAACGGCGGCGGGACGGTGGGGTTAGCGGATCGCATTTTGAGCGTTGCGTCTGGCGAGCGACATACGGGCGTTGCCGGAACGGGCGCGAGAATCGTGCGAACTGGTAACGGCGGCATCAACATCGCCAGCGGTGCGCCTTCTACGATTCGCTGGCTTGAGTTCGATATGAACGGAAACTCTAATTCCAGCGGGCAGGGAGTCGCCGATCAGAATGCCAGCGGCAGCAACTTTGAGCATTTGCTGATTCACGACGTGCTCGGCAATCCGGCCTCCATGGTCGGTATTCGCCTGAACAGCGCTGGCAGCGCCGTTCGCTGTATTTTGTATGACATCTCCAACAATGGTTCGTCGTCGTTTCGCCTTATCTACGGGATCATCAACAATTCCAATGTTGACGCCAACGCTTTGAACTGCACCGTTCACTCTGTGACCGCGCCGAGTGTTGGCGGATCAAGCGAGCTAACCGGCGTTCAATTTCGCAGCACGTCAGGGCAAAACACACAAAACAACATCATCACCGACTGCACCGGTAGCGCTGGCGCATCGCCGAGATGCCTCAATGGTGGCGCAACGACAGACCACAATCTCACCTCCGACGCCACGGCAACCGGAACCGGCTCGCTCACTAACAAAACCGCCGCCAATCAATTCGTTTCCACCGTCGGCGGCAGCGAAGATTTGCACCTGAAAACCGGGGCCGACGCCATCAACGCCGGCACCGATCTAGGCACGTCGCCGACGAACGTGAATATCGACATCGACGGGCGCGACGTGGACGCCGAAGGCGATACTTGGGACATGGGGGCGGATGAGTTTGTCTCCGTTGGCGGCGCTGGCGCTGGGATGATCTTTGGCGGCTTGGCGTTTGGCGCTGGCCGAATTCTTGGAGGGCTTGTCCTCGCATGATCGACTTAGGGCATATCCGACCGGGGCGCACGATTCGCATCCCGTTCAACACCTTCGACAAAGACGACGGTTCGTCAATCACAATGACGAACTACGCGGTGACCGACATCCTGATCTACAAGGATGGCTCGACGACCGAGCGCGCTTCGACGAGCGGCTTTACGGCCACAACCGACTTCGACACAAAAACCGGCAAGCATTTGGCGGTCATTGACTTGGCGGACAATACGACCGCCGGCTTTTTCGCTTGCGGCTCGGAATATCTCGTCGCCATCGACGCGATCACCGCCGACGGCGTGACTTCGGGCGGCTGGATCGCTCGCTTCCGCATTGGCTATCCCGATGCGGTTCTCAATACAACCATTGCTTCGCTCTCGTCGCAAACCTCATTCACGCTCACCGAGGGACCGGCCGAAGACGATGCGCTCAACGATATGTGGGTCGTGATTCACGACGTAGCAAGCGCCGTTCAGTGGGGGCGGGCGATTATCGCGGACTACACCGGATCGACGAAAACGGTCACGCTGGCGGCCGGAACGACGTTCACCGCGGCGGCCACAGACAACATTTCTGTTATGGGTCCGGCGCCGCTGCGGCCAACCGTCGCCGGCCGCACGCTCGATGTTTCCACTGGCGGCGAAGCGGGTATCGATTGGGCAAATGTCGGTTCACCGACAACAGCAGTCAACCTTTCGGCGACGACGTTCAATCTGGTCAACACGGCGACGACGCTTACCAACTTGCCAGCGATCACGAGCAACTGGCTCACCGCAACCGGCCTGGACACGACCGCCGTTGAAGAGCTTCGCAACGCGATCACTGGCGGCGCGTACGCGCTTGATACTGACGCGAACGGCCGCCCCCGATTCGCTGACGGAACGGGCGCTGGCGAGTTAGATACCTCGAGCGGTCACGTCACGCTCGCGGATGCGTCACTCACAACGGCGAAGCTCGGGGCGTTTGAACTGGCGAAGACCACCAACATTACCGGCTTCAACGATCTATCGGCGGCGCAGGTCAATACCGAAGTCGATACGGCGCTCGCCGACATTCATTTGGATCACTTGCTGGCGGCCGATTACGATCCCGCCAGCAAGCCGGGCGTGGCGACGGCGCTTCTCAATGAGCTAATTGAAAGCGACGCTGGCGTCTCGCGATTCACCGCCAACGCGCTCGAACAAGCGCCATCCGGCGGGGGTGGCGGCGGCGACGCGACCGAAGCGAATCAAACGACGATCATCGGACACCTGACGGACATTAAAGGGGCGACGTGGGCGAGCACCGACTCGCTGGAAGCGATCCGCGATCGCGGCGATGCGGCCTGGACGACGGCGACCGGTTTTTCGACGCACTCGGCCGCCGATGTGTGGAGCGCCGGCACGCGCACGCTCACCGCGCTCGGCTTCACGCTCGCCGCTTCCGACCTGGCCAGCGGGATCATCACCAGCGCCAAGTTCGCCGCTGGGGCGATCGACGCCGCGGCCACCAGCGCCGACTTCATCACGGAAATCCGCAACGCGATTACCGGCGGGGCGTACGCGCTTGATACCGACGCGAACGGTCGCATTCGTAATGTCGTCGGCACGGCCGCCGGCGAATTGAACCTGGCCAGCGGCAATGTCGAACTGGCCGACGGCTCGCTCGTCACCGCCAAGCTCGGAACATTCGTCCTCGCGAAAACCACCAACATCACCGGCTTCAACGATCTGTCGGCCTCGGCGGTCAACGCCGAAGTCGTCGATGCGATCGCCACCGATACCTACGGCGAACCGTCGCAAGGCGCGCCCGGCGTCACGCTCTCGCTGGCCGACAAGATTGGCTACCTCTTCACCGGCTTCCGCAATCGCAAGACGCAAACGTCGACCGAACAAACGACGTACGCCGACGACGGCACGACGGCCCTCTTCAAAGCGAACGTTTCCGACGACGGCACAACGTGCGAAGTCGGCGAATTGGTCACCGGCGCCTAGCGCTCTCTCTTTTCTGACACTCCGACCTCTGACCTCCGACCTCTCTTCTTATGAACGCCCTGCTCGAAGAACTGAAACAACACGAAGGCGCGATGAAGGCCCTCGAAGAACAAGCCAACGAGCACGAAGCGGCGGCTCGCAAATGCCGCGCGAAGCGGATGGAAGCCAAGCAGCGGATCGCCGAGCTCAACGCGCAGATTAACGACGCCAAAGTCGTTCACGCCGTGCAAGGCTCGCTCGCCGCCGCGGAAGCCGCCCGCCAAGACGCCGAGAAGGCGAAAGCCGAAAGCGCGACGGTGCTCGAATCGCTGAAGGCGAAGGAAAGCAAGCTCGACGAGCTGCTCGCCAAGCTGGAAGCCGCGCCGCCGGCGGAAAAGTCGCCTGAAGCTCCCGCCGCCTAAAGTAAGCCGTGGCTCTCGACACTCGCGACAAGCGCGACTCGGCAATCCATATCGGCTTGCCGTGGCGCGCCCGTTTTCCCGTTCCCGACGGCTCGATCAACGCTGGCGATCGGCTGCACTTTGCGCGGCTGTACCGGGGGATCGCTGCGGCGACGCCCACCGTTGCCGAGGCGCTGACTTTCCCGCTGCTGCACGGCGCCGACAACCGCTTTCCTGATTTGCACGGCGCCGACAACCGCTTCCCGCTGCTCTACGGATTTGATTAAGCGATGTCGGCCAATCAAGAACAGACCGAAAACTTCACGCGCGGCGACCGCCGAACGCCGATCGGCCGCACACTGGCCCAAGGCGGCGCGGCGATCGACGGTACCGGGCTGACGCTGGAAGCGCGGCTGGTGGCCGAAGACGGCGAAGAGATTCACGACTGGACGAGCACCGGCGTCTCGTGGAATCCGGCCAGTGAAGGCAAGGCGCAGTACGAATTCCAGTCGTCGGTCTGGTCGTCGATCGCCACTCACGGCGGTTACGAATACTTCCTCTGGTTTCGCGTCACGGCCTCGGGCAAGACCGACGTTTTCCCCTGCGACGGCCGCAAGCTGCGGATCCTCGTCAACGAAGCGGACTAGCGCCGTGCGGCCTCTGACGTTCTGACCTCTGCCCTCCGACTTCTTCTCTCATGCCCGCCTCTTACGCTGGCGTCGATCTGCTGCTTGGCGATCCCGGCGGTCAACTGCAAGACTGGCTCGACCGCAATCTGCCGATCGGCGACGCATCGCTGTTCTGCGCCGATCCGCTCGGCTCGCTCGTTCGCTGGAACGGGCGCCGTTCTCAAGGGCCCAATGGCGGGATTGAGACGCCGAAGTGGCCGGCCTGCCCGCGGTGGGCGCTCAACTCGCTCTGGTGGCCGACCGGCGCTAGTCGCTTCGCGATCGGGCTCTTTCTCACCGATACAACGGGCCTGGCGAAGATTCTCGGAAAGCTCGAAAGTTCGGGCGGCTCGGCCAAGCTCAAGCTCTCTGACGGTCGGGTGAACCTCGAGACGAGCATGTATTTGTTGCCGCCGCGGCCGCTGTCGGCGCAAGAGTTTGGCAACTCGTTCTTCCTCCTGCCGCTGGTCGATGAGCGCTACCTGTGGCGCTGGAAGCAAACCGATACGTCGTTCGTCTTCGACGAGTCGGCGACCTGGTCGGATGTTATCTCGGCGATCGGGATGGAAATCGGCACGGTGTCGTTCGAAGCGATCCATGCCTCCTACGTCCGGCCCGATCCGCATGAGCTCTCCCGCCGCGCCGAGAACGCGGCGGTGCTGCTCGACGCCGTCGCCGAATCGATCGGCCAGCGGTTCGTGCGACAACTCGACGGTACGCTCGAGTGCCGGACATGGGATGTCTTCACGACGACGCTCAACCGCAACGAGCGCGGCAAGAAGCTCCTGCCGCTGGCGGGCCACGCCTTGGAAAAGGGCGTTCCGGGGATCCGGCCGGCGGAAGTGCTTGTCGTCTTTCGCAAAGCGAAGGGGAGCGTTCCATACGCCGACGGCGACGTTCACGTCGTCACCGAAAGCGGCGCGCAGTACGTTTCCGGCTCGACGGTCGTCGGCGGCAAGGTTTTTTACACAACGGCGCTGGCCGATTTTTCCAGCGAAGGCGGATCGCCCGACAACGCGGCGGCCGTCAATGCGCTCGCCTCCAAGATTGCCGCCGATTATTACGCCAGCCTCGAGCGGCCCTACGATCGTTCGTACGGCGGCCTGGCGGAATGGACGCTGACCGGCTTCGACGATTTCATCTGGTGGCGGCTTGGATCCCAAGACGGGCCGAATCCCGGCGAATATGCCGCCTATACTCGCGTCTGCTCGCCGGCCTATGACTTCAGCGCTGGCGAATTGCTGCATCAGTTCGACGACATTCAGCCGACGCCGGTTGGGACATTCTTTGTGCGGCTGAACGCCGGCGAAACGCTCGACGCCGGCGGCACGGCCGAGGGGCAACCGCTCGTCTGGAACGGCTCGGCCTATGCGGTGACGGGCCAAACGGTGACGGTCTATGATCCGCTCGGCAACGCGGCGGCCGTCGAAGGCGACGATCTGGTCTGTGTGCTCGACTCGAGCAACCGGGTAACGGTGCTGAGTTCCTCGGGCGGGGTGCGATTCTCGCAATACGAGCTGCAAGAGGATTGGGGCGCGACGACGGCCGATCAAGCGACTTGCGACCGGCTCGACTTGTTTACCGGAACGCTTGCCGAAGAGGACGTGGTCGTCTATTCGCGGCCGGAAGGGATGTTCGACGCGCTGGAGCAAGGCGATAAGCTGTTAGGGTTCAAACAGGACGGCAAGCATTATGCCGTCGCCGCGCCCTGCTAGGGGTTCTCTATGCCGCAAATCAACGTCGATTGCCGGATGGGCGCCGCGTACAACGCCTGCTGCGAGCTGTTCAGCGATTCATTCGACGGCACCAACGCGACGGTCGGCAACGGCTGGACAGAAGACGACGCGGCGGGCTGGTCGCGCGACGCCGGGGAGCTCGTCGCCGGCACGGGCGCGATCTTCTGCTATCACGCCATCGACGCCGGCCCGCCCGAGCACTCGATCGAAGCCCGCGTCAAGTTCTCGGCCGTCGGCCAGCGGGCGGCGATCCTGGCCCGCTTCAATCTCAATCTTGGCTGCTACCTCTCGCTGGAAGTGGAGCTCGACTCGGCAGACTGCGCGATTCTGCGGCTGAAGAACAATAAAACGTGCGACGGCGGAAGTGACGAAACGCTTGCGCAAGCGGCCGTTGTTGGCGTGACGCTCGACGAATGGCATACCCTCGAGCTTTGCTACCGGGCCTTTGGCGAGCAAGACGAAGCGCAACTCTATGGGGAGCTGATTACGGCCGCCGGCGATCGCGTCAAGCTGGCGGCGACGACGACGCTTCCTGATGCGGACCCCGACGATTACGCCAATGTCGGCGTGCTTGTCGACGGCGCGCTCGACGCGGCGCAAATTCGCTTTGACGATTATGTCGTCGAAGCGACCGAAAGCGAAACGAGCGAATGCTGCACCTACTGCTACTATGGCCGGCCGTATGACTGCCTTTTGTTGGCGGACGGCTTCGACCGCGACGACGCCGACAACCTCGGCTGCTTGTGGGGCGGCTGCGAGAACGGATCGATTGTTAGCAACGAAGCGCTGTTCGAAACGCCGAATACTTACTGCGCCGCCAACTATTTTTCCTCAATCCCCGCCTGGTCAATCGTCGTACTCGTCAAGGGCGACGACGACGACGACGAGCCGCGCGGCCTGGTGGCGATCGTTGACGACGACAACTACCTCTTCGCGCAGCTCACTGTTGACGGCGCTTGCGGAAACCTCAAGCTCTTTCAGCGCTCCGGCGGAACGAATACGCAACTTGGAAGCTCCATACCGATCGCTACGGCCGTTCCCGACGCCTGGCATATCCTGCGCGTTTGCTGGGATGGGTCGCACCTGTGGGCGCATGTAACGACGGCCGCCGGGGAGGAAGCCTGGTATCGGCAAGCGGTGCAAATCGACCCTGGCGCAATCACGAGCCTCGGCGGTATCGGCGTCGGGGTTGTGACGTCGGCAGTTCGTTTCGACGATTTTCAGCTCGAAATGATGAAGGGCGTTTTTGCCCAACTCAAGCACGTCGACGACTGCGAAGACTGCCGGCCCGATCCGCTCGACTGCGTGATTCATCAAGACGTCTTCACGCGCGACGATAGCGACGACGCCGGCTGTTATTGGGAGGAAGTCAGCGGCGATCACGACATTGTCAGCAACGCCTTAGAGACGATGACGGCCGGCGTCGTCATTAGCCGGCTGCCGAACGTCTACGGCAACTCCGACGCATATTTAACGGCGACCGCCATCGCGCCAGACGACGCCGATTCCGCCGTTTTCATCGTCGATTATCTGGACGCCGACAATTACCATTTTGTGCGCGTGCGCTGGGGCGTTTCGGGGATCGGCAACGCCGACGGCGACTTCATGCTCTATAAACGCGAAGGCGGCTCCAATACGGCGCTGCTCGATGATCCGGTGACGGTGGGGAGCCTGGCGGGCGGCGATCAGGCCAGCGTGACGATCTGCTTTGGGGATGGGCTGTTTGAGGCGATCGTTCAAGGGGCAAGCGCGAACACCGCCGGCAACGCCAGCGCCGAAACGACGGCCGTCGGCGGCGACCGCGGCGGCCTCGGCGGCGATCAGGCCGGCGTGCGGTTCACTGGCTTCAGCTTCGAATATCTCTTTGGCGAAGAAGGCACGACGAACTGCGAACGCTGCGTGACCAGCGGAACATGCGAAGATTTTTGCGTTGACAGCGAAATGCCGACGCAGCTCAAGGTAGTGCTCGACTTTCCCATTATTGATTTTGAGCACTCGATCGCCACTTTTTGTGATGGCGGGCTCGCCGACGAGTGCCCGCTCGACGCCGACGAGATTCCGCGGACTTGGTATTTGGATCGCACAACATCCTGCGTATGGTGTAAATCGATCAACTTGGCGGCCCGCGACTGCTCGACGTTTGCCGGCAATCCGCTGAGTACCTTCGTAAATGTCACTGTCTCGGCGACGATCGACGCCTCGGGCTTGACGGTGACGGTTCGGATTTGCGACTCGCTTTCCGACGAAGGCGATCAATGCGAAACGGAAACGCCCTGCTCGCCGCTTACCGGTCAATTCGGCTGCATCAACGGCCTCTGGACGTTTTTCCGCCCGTTTGTGCTTGGCGGCGACGACCTGGGAACGATTCCCGCTGAGGGCCCGGATAACGGCGGCCTCTGTATGGAGTGGGCCGACCTGGAAGTTCCTCTCTTCGACTTCACGCAAGTATCGGCCAATCAATGCTGCGCGATCGATCCCGAACCGGAATTCGTGTATGTCTCGGCGGTCTAACAAGGCGGATCCGCTTTCCCTCTTTATCTGCCCGAAGTGCGGCCTGCGGGACAATCTCTCGGCGCGCGACTTTCCCGTTGTCTGCCGCTGCGGCGTCGTTCATAAGTCGAATCCCGCCGAGAAACCGCTTGGCGTCGATCGGCCGCTGCCGTCACTCGCCAAGCGACTGACGGCCTACGAAATCGCCGTCCGCGAGCACAAGAAGCAAGGCGAGCCGTCGCGCAGCGACGAAGAAGTCGCCCGCATCTTTGAGGACGCCTGCCGACCCTGCGAGCGCTTCAACGGCAAGAGCTGCACGCTCTGCGGCTGCAGGGTGAATAAGAGCCCCTCGGCATTGCGGAACAAGATCCGCATGGCGACCGAAGTCTGCCCGATCGGCCGCTGGGGCGATTTTCCCTTTGGCGGGCCTGCCAAGTATCCTCGGCCGACGGTTCGCCACCTGCTCTATCACGTCTGCCCGCTCGATGCTGAGGCTGATCCGCATCAAGGTTGGCGCCAGAACCTACGGCAACTCTTTGCCCGCTGGGATCTGTTCAATGGCCGGCGGATTGTGGCGATCGTACATGGCGAGCGCCTCGAGCCGGTCGACCGAGTGCTCGAAGAGTTCTACGCATCGGTCTGGAATGGTTTTGACGTTGTCGTCCTGCCGAACGATCCCGAGCTGCGGGAAGCGGCGACGTTTCCGACGCTGCTCGCCTCGCTCGAGCCTGGTTGTTATCCGCCCCCGGCGCCGCTCGAAGAGCAAGCGATCTTCTTTGCTCATACCAAGGGCAATTCAACCGAAGGCAACCGGCAAGGGGCGATCTTCTGGCGCAACGCCATGTATCATCACTTGCTCGACCGGGCCGACGAGTGTTTGGATCGCCTGGCCGACTTCAAAGCCGTCGGCACGCACAAAATGGTTTGGGGCGACCACCCGACGCCGTATCCGTCGGGCCTTCAGGCGGGCCGCTGGATGTTCGCCGGCACGTTCTGGTGGCTAAGAGCGGATTTCGTCTTCGGCAACGAACGCTGGCGAGACATTCCCCGCGATCGCTACGGCGTGGAAGCGTACCCTTCGACGCTTTTTTCTTCCGAGGACGCTCATTCGATGTTTCAGTTGTGGGCGCCGTATCGCTTCCCGACGCCGAATCCCTACAAGCCGGGCCTCTACCATCAGGATCGAATCGCCGACGGTCCGCTATGAACGACTTCCCAGCGCCGAAGAAGTTGAAAATCGGGCTCGACCTCGATCAGACGATCTACGGCTTCCCTGAGTTCTTCGCCGCATTCATTCCGGCGATGCACGCGGCCGGCCATCGGCTGTGCGTCACGAGCAACCACCTGCGCAGCCGCTGGCCGGAAGATTGCGAGCGACTTCGCGCCCTTGGCATCGACCCCGATATGCTCGATCCTCATTTGATGCAGCAAGGCCCGGTCGACCACGGCCGGGCGCACAAGCGATGGATGGCGAAGCACGTCGACTTCATGTTTGACGATATGGTCGGGTTCAATGAGATAACGAAAACGGTCGTTTTCGTCTGTCCGCACGAGAAGGCAATCGATTGATGAATATCCTGGTCACCGGCGGCGCCGGCTTCATCGGAACGCATCTATGCGGCGACCTGGCTCGCCGTGGGCATAAGCTGACGGTCGTTGATTGCATCGACGATCAGGCGCATCGCGAGTCGTTGAACACGGTTCGCGATCTGCCCTGTGCTCTGTTTTGGCAAGGCTGCGCCGGCGACTGGCAAGGCGACTCGCATTTGACTTACGACGCCGTCATTCACCTGGCGGCCAAGGTCGGCGTCGGTCAATCGGCCTACGAGCAAGCCGAATACGCTTTCTGCAACACCCTCGATACGGCGAAGCTCCTCGAGCGGCTCGACGATCGGATCAAGGCGGGCCAGCGGCCGAAAGTGCTTGTCGTCGCGAGCTCGATGAGCGTCTACGGCGAGTCACCGGCGGGCTTCGACGGAACGAACACAATGACGAGAGGGCCGGTCGGCTGCCGGGAAGACTTCGAACGTCCCAGCCCGCGCAGCGTCTACGCCCTCACCAAATACGATCAAGAGCGCCTCTTCCTCTTCTTCGGCCAGCGGCACGACATTCCGACCTACGCCCTGCGCCTCTTCAACGTCTATGGGCCCGGGCAATCGCTCGCTAATCCGTACACTGGCGCCATCGCCAACTTCGCGACGCGGATCCTCAACGGCCGCCCGCCGCTGGTCTATGGCGACGGCAATCAAACGCGCGATTTTGTCTATGTCGCCGATGTCGCCGACGCTTTCCGACACTTCGCCGAGTGCGGCGCCGAGGGGAGCGGCCCGTCGTCGGGCGTCTATAACGTCGGAACGGGGCGGCGGTGGCGGATCGAATTAGTGGCGACCGCGCTCGCGCGCCTGCTTGGTCGGCCCGATCTGTTGCCGACGATCGACGGCCGGCGGCGTGTCGGCGATGTCCAGCATTGCTTCGCCAGCGCGAAGAAAACGGCCGAAGTCGCCGGCTGGGCGGCGCGGGTGGATTTCATGGCCGGGCTCGAGCGGTACGCCGAATGGCTGCTCACCCAACCGAAGCCGGAAGACAGGAGCGATCAAGCGGTTGCGGAGTTGGAAGCGAACGGGTTATTAGTTACTCCGTAACCGCCTGATGCTCTCCGCACCAATCACGATGATTTGTGGTCGGCTGTAGCCAGACGTCATCCCCTGCATCGTCATGGCCAATAAAGCTAGGCGGGAACCGTCGACAATGGCCGATGTACTCCACTATTTCTAACGCGAACGCGATTCCATCCTCTTCGCGGAAGTATTCTTTGGCCTGTTGCTTGCTGTACCTCCAAGTTGGATCTTCAAACGGATCCCAAAACTTGCAGTTGCGGCACGAATCTACCTCGGGCAACGATTTAAGCCACCTTTCGCGCTCTTCATCCGAAAGGTAGCCTTCTTCGCTTCGTTCGCTTGCGTCAGTCATCGCGGATTTCCCTTGCTATCCCGGGCGTCAAAATAACCGATTGGCGAAGCGGCTGCTACGCCGAAGCCGACCTGCGCCGGCTCATCGCCGCGATCGCGTCGTCGCAAATCCGCTCGGCCGCGGCGACGGTCGCCGGCGCCAAGCCCATCGATCGCAGTTTCTTCCGCTCGGCGGTGATTCGCCCGGCGTGGTCGCTCGTCTCGATCAACCCGCGGAACGCCTCGAGAAAATCGGCGTCGGCCTGCTCGTCGACGTCGTAGACCGCCCGGCGATCCGCTTCTTCTTTAAGCAACCGCTCGCGCTGCGCCGCCAGCTCGTCGTAACGCGGTTTGCAAAGCGCCACGGCGGCGGCGTGCGTCGGCTGGCTGATCTTGC